AAAGGTCTGATAAAAGGCGTTGCACGCCATCCGCTGCTCGTCGGTGATCATGCGCGGCCCGGCACGACGATGTCGGCGTAGTACTCGCCGGGTGCAAAGCGCTTGCCCATGTTGACCGAGCGCGCCTCGCCCTCGCCGCGGTAGAGCCGGTACGGCAGACACCGGAAATCAAAGCTGACCCGGCTAAAGCGCTCGCCGTTGATCTCGTTGCCGTGGCGCGTGGCGATCGCGTCAAACACCACGACGTCACCGGGCCAAGCACTGATCGAGCGTCGCCGGTTCGGTCCCTCCTCAAGGAAGACCGAGCTAGTGCCCGAGGCCCGCGTCAGCGGCAGCCAAAAATTCGTCTCACCTGCCGGATGCCCGTAGTCGCCGTCGCTGTGATACTCGCCGACCGCGACATTCCCCGGCTGATGCACCCGGAAGGTCGGGATCGCCTGGACGAGGAAGGGTTCGCTGAACTGCCGGGCAACGAACTCCATCACAAAGTCGGTATAAAGCGGTGCCCAGAGCTCGCGCGTGGCATAGAACCGCTCGTGCCACCGCGTCTTCTGGTCGGTCGCGCGCGTATGCAGTGGCAGCTCGTCGCGCAGAAACGACAGGTCCTTTTCGCCGAGCAGTTCGGTGATCAATGCCGGGAATGGGTATTGCGTAAGCTCATAGGTCAGCACGGTGTAGAGCGTGTCGGGCGTGATCATGCCTTCGCCCTCCGCTCGTACATTGCCTGCAGCATCTGCGGGTACTCGACGCGGCTGGTGACATAGTCATTGAACAGCGCAATGCGTTCGCCGAGTTGCCGCATGCTCAGCACACGCGGGAAGTTCCACAGGCCGTGAAAGCCAAAGCTTGGTTGGCTCAGTTCCCAGCCGGTGCGCTCGCGCGAGAAGCGGTAGGCGACGGCATCGGGTGCGAACAGCAAGTCACCGCGCAGCAGTGGCCGATAGCGGCGGCACAGCCAGTCGTCCTCGGGGAACTTGACCGGGAACACCTCGGCGTTATCGCGTAGGTACAGCCCCAGGCGCTTGCTACGCAGCGAGAAGCCGCCATTGCCGACTTCGGGTCCGCCGCGGTGCCAACCCCACGGTGCGCCGATGTAGTCGTAGCCAAGAAAGTCGTCGGACCAAGCTGCCGGGTTGATGATCCAGCTGTCCCACTGGATCACTAGGTAATGGCTGGTCTTGATCAGCTCCGGCACGGTGTGCCAGATCGCCTTGTTCCAGGCGTCGATGCCGTCGATCGGCGCGGGCAGGTGCCCGCTCGACAAGACATCGGCAAACCGGACGTGATCGAGGCAGTCGTTGATCGCCTGGTCGACGAGATCGGCAACCGGACCGGCATCGATCGCAACCAGCGTGACGTCAGGTAGATCGAGCATCAGCCGGCGTGGTAGAGATGAGTGGTCATTTCGGAGAACCCCCTTGATAAAGCGGATTATTCAGATCGCCGCCTCTGCGAACACGCTGTTTGCGCTGTGCTCTGACGGGTCGGTTTGGTGTCTTAGCCCGACAGAGTCATGGAAGCGGCTGCCGGACGTCCCGGGAGACCCGACGCCGGAGGCCACTGCAGAAAGCCTTGACCCTCGGCGGTCTGCAGCCCGTCAACGACGTGCACATGGATAGCCGCCGCCTCTGGCTGCCCGGCATGTTGGACCGCATCGACGCGGCCATGGCGCAAGGGGTCGACTTCTCGGCCTATGAGATCAGTGCCACAAAGCTGCGTCAGGTCATTCGCGACAGCCCCGGCAGCGACGAGCTGAAGCGCAGTTTGATCGCCTATCTGAACCGGCGGGTGCGCAACTAGGGCACGAGAATCCGCACCGGGATGACGGCACCACCCTGGCCGTGGTCGATGTCGACGTCGCTGATCGCCTTGACCGTCGCACCGTCGATGTAGACCGCCTGCACCAGCCCGCCGAGTGTCTGCGTCTGGTGCACATAGTTGTCCGGGGCGAATGCCGCCTCGACCGTGTCGATCAGCGGGTTGAGGATCGTCGCACCCGGCGTATAGCTGTCGTTGTTGTAGTAGACGATGATGTACCAGACCTCCCACCAGCGCCTGCGCAACCCGAGCTCGGCGCCCTCGGTCTTCTCGGGCTGCTCCCAGCTCATCAGACACGGGCAGTTGATCGCCTCGACGGCCGAGGGGCGAGTGTAGCGGCGGGTCGTCAGCGCAAAGCCCGGCAGCCCGTTGACCAGGTTGAAGACCGCGCTGAAGACCTGCTCGCGGGTCGGAGGACACGTCGACATCGAAACCCCCGCTATGCGGCCTGGGTGACGTTCCCGGCGCCAGCGACGGCCTCCCGGAACACCCGCATGATGTCGTCTTCGCGCTGCTTGAGCGCCGAGCGCAGATAGGAGCGCTCGGGGATAACCACGTCATGCGCCCGGGCATGCTTGGCGAAAACCTCGTCACCCTCCTTGCTGATCCAATGCAGCGCGTTGGCCTGGACCGGGAAAATATCCGGCAGGTGGATCGTGCCGCCCAATTCGTGGATCCGGGCATAGGGTGTTCCGCCGGCGGTGATGTCGGCGGTGACCGTGTCGCCGCTGCGGGTCACCTGGACCGAGATGTCGGCGACCTTCCCGGAGCCCTTGAACAGGCTCCGCTGATTGTCGCGCGCCTGCGAGGCGACGAGTTCGCCGGAACCGCGTGTCGCCAGATTGATCCGATGCCGGATGTCCGGCGAGGCGCGTCGCAGACGGTCGAGGAGCTCATCCAGACCCTTCCACTCGGCAGCGAAGCTCATTTCGGCACCTCGCCAAAAAGGATCGCCTCGACCAGACCGCAGATCGCGTGCGCCGCGACCAGGTGCAGCTGCTGCACCAGCGGGGTTTCGGTGGACGGGGCGACGATCGTGAGGGGACAGGCGTCGGCCAGCGGGCCGCCCGGGCGCCCGGTCATCGCGATGATCGGGATGCGGTCCAAGCGCTGCGCGGCCTCGACCGCCCGCAAAACATTCTGCGACTTGCCCGAGGTCGAGATCGCGACCAAGACCGTGCCCGGGCGCACCAGTGCGATCAGCTGGCGCTCGAAGACGTGGGCGAAGCCATAGTCATTGGCGATCGCGGTCAGGCTCGCGACATCGGCACCGAGGGCGATCGCCGGAAGCGGTGCGCGGTCGCGCGCGAACCGCCCGACCAGCTCGGCGGCGAAATGCTGCGCCTGCGCGGCGCTGCCGCCATTGCCGGCGATCAGGATCTGGCCGCCTTCTCTGAGCGACTCGGCAATGATCCGGGCGCTGACTCCGATCGCCTGGATCAACACTTGGTCGCCGATCGCCGCCTCGATCACGTCATGCGATTGGTAGAGAAACTCGCAAACCGGCGTGCGCAGCGACAGTTCTTCGAGGGGCGTCATCAGAGACCATTCTCCAGCCGGCGCCGCTCGGTCTGCAGCTTGGGATGTTGCCAGCACCGCCAGTCGGGCTGGACCTCGGGCCAGAAGCTCGTGACGCCGAGCACCACGACCTCGGGCTTGGGTGGGATCAGCCCGCCGCCCGCGGTGAGCACCGGCGTGTTTTGCTTTGGCGGTTGGACCATGACGACCGGCTGAGCGCGCACCGAGCTTTCGTGGCAGTAGAGCTTGCCGTCGTCCTTGTCGGGTTCGGCATACGGGCAGTTGGCGCAGCGCGGCAGGGCGCGCAGCTCGTCATACTGCAGCGGCACGTCGAGGATGATCGGATAGTCTTGGCCGGGCAAGGCTGACATCAGAAGCCCCTTGGCATTGGCGAGACTGGCACGACCGACTTGAACTGCTGCAGATCTCTGCACATCCAGGGGTTCATATCCTTCTGGCTGTAGGTAACCCCGTCGCCGGCGGCGGTGCCGATGTGGTCGGCGACCACACCCGGGTGCTGGCGTTCCATCCGATAGCGCAGCGCCACCAGCTCGATGCAGGCCTGCTCGATCTCGTAGGGAACCGTTGCATAGCCCGCCTGGTAGATCAGGCTGACGCACTGCTGCACACGTGGGATCGGATAGCCGGTGATGACCAGCTTGGTCGGCGTGAAGGTGTAGCCGGCCGGCGGATAAAACGTGGTTGGCAACGCGTTGACGAGCGAGCCCGGAGTCGGCTGAAAGACGATCAGATCGCCGCTCGACACACCAGCGCTGCCCGCACCCTGGCTCATCACGACGGTGGTCGAGGTCGTCGACTGCACCGTGGTGTTCGCCTGGATCGCGTTCAATGTCGTCGGGTCGGTGATCTGGAGGCCTGCGACGATCCAGCTCGGCACGTTGGCGAAATGCAGGGTCGCATTGCCGGCCGCGGTCGTCGCGTTGGTGGTCAGGGTGCCGCTGGTTTGCGGGATCGGCGGGATCGAGACGCCGGCGACGACGACGCCGTAGACCTGCTGCACCGGGTAATTGGCGAACACAAAGGCGTTCGAAGCGGGGCCGTAGGCGTCGCGCAACTCGCTGTAATTGGTCAGCACGACATCGCGGCCGAGATAGCGCGCCAGAAACCCGCTCGCCGCGGTGACCAGCCGGGTCAGCGTCGTGTCATCGGTCGAGCCGAAAGTGCCCGTCGTGTTGAGCCACGTCTTGACGTTGGCAAGGCTTGTCAGGTCACCAGCGGCCATGACGCTCTCCGATCAAATTTCTTCTTCGGACCATTGCGCCACCGTGGTTGCCGGCGCGCGTTCGACAGCGCGGTAAAAGCGCCGGCCGTTGCCACGATCTTCCCCAATCGCGACTTCCCCGACCGGAAACAGCCCGTAGCCGAGGTTGTGTTGGGTGGCGATCGCGAACGGTGAGCCGCGAAGCCTCGCCCGCAGCCGGGTGACGTGGACCTTGGTCGAGTCGGTGCTGCCGCCATCGAGCGGATCGGCGGCCGAGTATTGCGCGAGAAAGCCGTGCGGCACGAAGCGCTCGAAGCGTTCACGCAGCAACAGCAAGACCCGCCACGGCCCCGGCCTGACGTAGCGCTGCTCCTCGCCGACGATGATGCAGTGGTAGCGATCGTCAAAGCAGGGATGCTTGAGCGGCTTGCGCGCTCCGCTGTCGATTGGGCCCCCACAGTGTGGACAGTCCATTCGAATTTCATTTCAACGAAAGTGGCCGTAACGCCGTCATCGCTTTCTCGATCGCGCGTTCGGCCGCCCAGCGGGTCGCGTAAGTGTTTAATGCCACGCGCGCGCGATAGCGGCCCTGCTTGGTTCGCTCGATCGAGCCGCGCGGCCAGCGGTTGGTGCGCGGGAAATTATCGATCGCGTTCTGCGCCGCCTCGGGGGTCAAGAATGACCCGAGCGCATACCGCTCGCTACCATCGGTGACGCGCGCGTAATAGGTCTGTTGCGGCAGCGCCCGCTTGTAGCGGTAGCCGTTGCGGATCTGTGACACCAGCGACGGCGAGACGCCAAGCTCGCGCGCCAGGCGAGTGCACGGCTCCCAAGGCAATGCCCTGATGCGGGCGACTTGCGGTTCGGTGAGCTTGCGCGCCGGCCGGCGCCACTGCCGCGTGTGAACGGTGGCCGGCTGCATCCATTACGCCTCGGCGACGGCGACGGGGAACTGGCTGCCTGGCCCATAAAGCGCGGCGGCGACGACCGCTTCGTCTCTGGCCTCGATGACCTCGCGCTCGGCGAAGGTGATCATGATGGCCTGCAGAACGTAGTCATGCAGGTCCGCGACCGTGCCGGTCTGCACCGACTGGATCAGGATCAGTTTCTGCTCGATCGCATCGGCCAGGCGGCGCAGCTCGGCGGCGGCGTTCTTGGCGTCGAGACCAAAGCGGAGGAATGACTGCTGACCGTCGTTGAACGGTGTCGGAGTGGTCGGCGTCGCGAATTTTCCAGCGTCAATCATCGTGCGGTACTCGTCAGCATGGTCGACCAGGCGGCGAGCCCTGCGGCGTTGTGCGCCTTTAGATGGGTCAGCCCGGCCTCGACCGCGTTCGGATCGTGCAGCAGGTGGATCCCGACATTGGCGATGTCGTCGGCGTTATCATCCGTTGCTTGCCATCGCCTGGGAACCCAATCAATCGCATCTGACGTTACGGCCGGAACGCCTTCGGCGACGCCATCGGCGACGACCATACAAAATGACTCGGTATAGCTCGGCTGCAGTAGCAGTGACATGCTGCGCACGACCCGGCGGAATTCTGCCCAGGACTGCCAGCCGTCCTGCACCAGCCTGGCGGTCGGCAGATTGGCGTAGAGCGCCAGCAACGCCTTGGTGATCGTGTCGCCGCCACCTTCGGCGCGCCCAGAGGACACATGGAATTCGAGGTCCGCTTGCAGGCGCGAGGCGATCTCGAGTGCGGCGGCGCCGGCGGTCAGAATGTTCTTGAGTGGCCGGGTGGCACCGAATGAGCCGATCCGCAACGGTTTGCCCGGTAACCAGCGCTGCGGCACGGTTTGTGCCGCGCTGAGGTCGTACATGTTCGGCAGCCAGCGCATCGGCGTGCGGTAGACGCTCTGCCACCAGTCGATCAGTTTGCGGTTGTTGGCACCGATCTGGAAATTGATCGAGCTGGTCTGCAGATCGCCGTCTTCGCGCAGCAGCGTCACACCATTGGGGTCGGCTTGCAGAAACCCGACATTGCTGTGGCTGACGACGTAGAACTGCGTATCGGACCATTGCATGGTCAGCTGCTGCAGATCCTTGGTCGGGATCCATGGCGCACTGATCACGACGTGGCTGATCGGCGCTTGGCTCTGCTGGGTGTTGGTGGCCCGGCTCTTGTGCAGCCGGTCGTTCAGATCGGCGGCCGAGAGGATTGGCCAGACCTCCGTCCAGTAGCCGGCGGCGTTGAGGATCTTCGCATTGGTCAGCGCGGTGACCCCGAGGCCGATATGGCTAATGTGCTTGTGGGCGGCAAAGTTTTTGTAGCAAATCACGAGATGGGCGCGCTCTCCGCTAGGGCGCACCGGTTGCGGCAGGTATTGCAAAGCAACCCCCCTTGGGTTTGATCGAGATGGACAGAAAAGGCGCCCGGGCCAACCGTAACTGCCGGGGAGCAAATGCGATCCTCCACAGTCAAGCGGCGACGGCCGCCGGGTTGGCCCGAATTTTGGTTATTCGGCGGATTGTTCGCCGGGTGGTGGCTCGGTCAGCACCGGCTACGGACCGGGGTGGCCGCTCGGGCTGGCCCCGCTGGCTAGGCTAGCTAGGCTAGCTAGTGCTAGTTTGATCCGGCTGGGTTGGCTGACTGGGATGCCTGAACCTCGGCTTCGCTCGGCGGCGGTCCGAGCGCCGGTTGCGGACCACCCTCGGGGTGATCGCCCTGCGCCGAGAAGACCGTAGAACGCACCGCGCCGCCTTCGGTCGTCTGGCCTGCCGGCCTGCCGCCGATCTTCGACGTCAGCGCCTTCGGTTTGGCGGCCGGGTCACGCAAGGCTGGCGCCGCGATCGGCGGAAGCTCGACCTGCTCGGGCACGCCTTCCATACCGTGCGACTGGGTGAGCTCCTGCACTGCCTCGACCGGCACCATGACGACGCCGCGCTCGTCGGGCTCAAAGCTCATGCCGCCCCACGACACTCCGCGCGGCGGGCCATCCTTGTGGCGCAGCGCGACGAGCGGATGGGCGGACCGAAAGATTACTGTTGCTGCTTCCACGGGTAAAATCCTGCGTTGTGCATGAAGTAGCGGGCGTGCTCGGCCAGGACGTCGACGAGCCAGGTCTGGATTGCGCTGGGGTCGGTGTGGTCGGCGCGATAGGGGATGTATTGCGTGGTGCCATGTGAAATCGGGTACTCGCTTGCCCCTGGTGGGCAGACAAGTGTCACGAAATCAGCCATAACTCACCTCCATGAATGACGACGCTGAAAAGCGGTGCTCGCGTTGCGGCAAGTCGCTACCGCTATCAGCATTCGGCCGAGATGCCAGAAAGCGCAGCGGGCTCAGGTCACACTGCCGAGAGTGCGTGGCGTCCTACGATGCAGCACGCTACGCCGCAGTGGTGGGCCAGGGAGGATTTGAACCTCCGACCTCACGCTTATCAAGCGCGCGCTCTAACCAGCTGAGCTACTAGCCCCTTCAGTGAACTGCGCTTGACGGATCGGTGGTCTCGACAGGCGTGAGTTCGATCACTGCCTGGTGCTCGAGGTTGTTGATCGCGATGCGCTGCGCCATCCGGCGCGCTTCATCGAACGATGGCGCCTCGAGCGTGAATTCGGTGCGGTATTCGACCGTGGCCTGGAACAGCGGCACGGCGTATCTCCGGTTTGTGTGGACGTTGTGTAGATAAATCCCGCCCCTGGCACGCCGCGTCGTGGCCAGGGGCGGGTCCCGCCGGGGTTTCGCGGCCCCGGCGTATCGCTTAGCCGTTGGCGATGTTGCTGATGACGCCCATCGCAAACGGGGCATAGACCGCGAGCACCTCTTCGGCATAGACGCCGACCTGGCGCTGACGGGTCACGATCGGCCAATCGATCTGGTAGTAATCCTGACGTGTCTTGATCTCAGCCACGTTCGGCACTTCGTTCGACTGGTATTGGATGGGCAGGTTCTCGGCCCAGCCGATGATCGTCCCCGGCGGTACGCGCGGGTGGATCTTGATCGGGATACGCAGCCCGCCATTGATCGCAAACGGGTTGTAGTAGAACTGCACAACACCGGATGCGGTGACCGTGTACTCGCCGGTGCTCCCATCAGCGGGAGAGTCGTAGCGCAGCAGCGGGGCGGAACTGGTCGACAGCACCTTGGTGGTGATGTTCTTCAGCTCCTGGCTGTTGACGTAGAGCACGGTCGGGCTGAGCTCGAAATTGTCCCACATCTTCTGGAACATCGTGTCGATCTCGCTGACCGAGCCGCGGCCAGAGGCGGTCAACGTCGTGCCGGTCCCGGCGGTGCCGGTCGCCAGCATGTTGACATAGGCGTTGCTGCCGCTCTTCAGCGCGGTGGTCAGGAGCCCGTCATAGGCGTAGCTCGAGTTCGCCGAATTGTCGGCGGTGACCGCCGAGGCGGCTTGGTTGCCGGTCGCCAGCGGGACTGACTGGACATAGCTGTTGATCGTGGTGATCGCCTGCAATGTCTCGGTGCCGGCGCTGTTGACCGCGGAGATGAACCAGGCGTAGGCAACCGCACCCTGGACGGCGGTGGTCGTCATCGCCAGCGCGTTGGTGGAGATCGTCACCAACTGCCCAGCGCTCTCGAGCGAGATGTTGGACGAGCCGCCCGACAGGGTGTAGTTCTTGCCATCGGCGCCGGTCACAGACTTGCTGGTCGCCACACCGGCGGCGACTGAAGAGTTCTGATACCCTTCGAGGGTCAGCGCCACCACCTTGACGTAATACGTGCCAGTCGGCAGCGTGCTGCTGGCGTTGGTCTGCGCCGAGAGGGTCGGGGTTGCCGGGACGCCCAAGGTCATTGAGGCGTTGCCGGCGAGGATCGCCATCTCTTCCTTGAGCATCATCTTTTGCAGCAGACGGAAAGTCATCCGTGCCTGGATGTCTTCGAACTGGCGGCCAGCCGAAATCGCCTCAAAGGTCGCCGCGTCTTCTTCGCCGATCGTGACGTAAGTCGCGGACTTGTTCGAGGTGTTGTAGCTCATCTGGCCACTGCGCTGACCCTCTGGGACCCAGCCCATTGCGTCAAAGCCGGAGCCAATGATCGCGTTGACCTGCCGCCAGTTTGTTGCAGCACCCGTGCCGCCACCAACCCGCGGCATCGCATTGCGGATCGGTGTCACAAACGGATAGAGGTTTTTGGCCGGTGCCT